ATTTGAAGCTGTAGAAAAAGAAAGAGGGTTAAAAGGCTCTAAATTAGATGAAACTTCTATAGCTATTGTAAAAGTAGATAGAGATAAGTGGTGGGTTAAAGATATTTTACATGGAAGATGGGGTATTAAAGAAACTGCTAAGAAAATCCTCAAAGCTGCTGAAGTAAATGAAGCTACTACTGTAGGTATAGAAACAGGTTCTTTAAAAAATGCTATTATGCCTTACCTAGAAGATGAGATGCGTACTGAAAATAGGTTCGTACATATAGATGAGCTAAGACATGGTGGTAAGAAGAAGACTGAGCGTATTACTTGGTCCCTCCAAGGTAGAATGGAACATGGTCAGATAAGTTTTAATGAAGATAGGGACTGGAAAGTCTTTATATCACAGATGTTAGACTTCCCTAATCACCTAAGTCATGACGACTTACTGGATAGTCTAGCATATATAGACCAAGTATCAATAGCAGACTTCGCATACTCTATTCAGATGGAGGATGATTGGGAACCTATGGATGAAATAGCAGGATATTAGGTAATTTGCTAAAAACATCTACATAACTACCTAAAATGTGTTATACTCCACAGAATTACCTGCGTTAATGGAGAATTTTCTATAAATGTTTGAAAATAAAGAAACCAAATACCAAGCACTAGCTGGCTGGCTTAATTATAGACTAGAAAGCTGGAGGACCCACCGAGATACTAACTATGTACAGAAGTGGGATGAGTATTATAGACTATGGAGAGGTATATGGCTCCAAGAAGATAGGACTCGTAACTCTGAAAAGTCTAGAATTATAGCTCCTGCTCTACAACAAGCGATTGAGTCTTCTGTTGCTGAGTTAGAAGAAGCTAGCTTTGGTAGAGGTAAGTGGTTTGACATACAAGATGACATGTTGGATGAAAATCCACAAGATGCTGAGTATGTAAGGAATCTTTTACAAGAAGATTTAGAAAAAACAGGCTGTAAAGATTCAATATGTGAAGTCTTTCTTAATAGTGCTATATATGGTACTGGTATTGGAAAGATTGTTGTTGAGCAGAATGTAGAAAGAACACCTGCTGAAGTACCTGTAGAAGGTACTACCACTACTACTCGTCAGTTAGTAGAGTATCCCTCCATAGATGTTAGGGTAGAGCCTATATCTCCAAAAGAGTTTCTTATAGACCCATCAGCTAACTCAATTAATGAAGCTTTAGGTGTAGCACATGAGGTTATTAAGCCTCGTTATCATGTAGTTGAAGGTATCTTATCAGGATTATATAGAGATGTGCCTCTTGATGGCAGTTACGATACTGTATCTTTTGGTTACGACCCTGAGATGAAACAAGCTGATGAGTCTGATTCAGTTAAGATTACAGAATACTGGGGTAAAGTTCCTAAAAGATTTCTTAAAGCTTCTAAAGATAAAGATGATTTTAAGTATTCAAAGAAAGATGAGTTAGTTGAAGCAGTAGTTACTATATGTAATGATGAACACATACTAAGAGTAGAACCTAACTTATTTATTATGGAAGATAGACCTTTTATATCTTATCAACATGATATTGTTCCAAATAAATTCTGGGGTAGAGGAGTTTCAGAGAAGGCTTATAATGCTCAGAAAGCATTAGATGCTGAGATGAGAGCTAGAATTGATTCATTAGCATTAACTACTACACCAATGATGGCTGCCGATGCGACTCGCCTACCGAGGGGAGTAAAATTCGAGGTCAGAGCAGGAAAGACTATACTTACTAATGGTAGTCCTAGAGATGCTATCATGCCTTTAGACATGGGAACAACAGACCCATCTACATTTGACCAAGTAAATAACCTACAAGCCATGATTCAAATGGGTACTGGTACATCTGATAATGTAGGAGGAGATAGAGCTACAGCTAGTGGTATGTCTATGCAACAAAGTGCTGCTATTAAAAGACAAAAGCGTACTTTAATGAATTTCCAAAACACATTCCTTGTCCCTTTAATACAAAAGGCAATGTGGAGGAAGATACAGTTTGATGTAGATAGATACCCAGTTAATGATTACAAGTTCATTCCATATTCAACTATGGGTATAATGGCTAAAGAATTAGAGATGACTCAAATGGTACAGATGTTACAATCTATACCTAAAGATTCTCCTGCTTTTGATGTAATCTTATTAGCAATGATGCAAAACTCTAGTATTCATAATCGTGACCAGATTGTACAAGCTTTAATGCAAGGTAGTCAACCTGATGCCAAGCAAGAAGAACTAGAGAATATAGGTAATGAGCTACAGATACAACAACTACAAGCTAATATCCAGAAAACACTAGCAGAAGCTGAAGAAGAAAAAGGCAAAGCAATTAAGTGGCAAGCTGAAGCAGCAGTTGCAGTACCTAATGAGATACAAGTAGAAGAGCAGATAATTAAATTACAAAAAGATGCTTTAGATTTAGATAAACTGAAAGCTGATATAGCAAATCAACAATCTGAAACACAAAGAAATATTCCAGAGATGGAACATCTTAAATCAGAAACTATATTAAACTTAGCTAAGGCTAGAGAAGCAGGTTCTAAGGCAGCGATTAATACAACAGTACAATAAATATGCCAAAGAACGATGAACAGTTTTTAAAAGATAGGTTAGACATGTTTGAAACCGAAGGGTGGAGAGATTTAATGTCTGACATGGAAATTACTGAAAAGAATGTAATTGATATACGCACTCTTGAAAGTGAGAAAGACCTTTGGCACGCTAAAGGTCAGTTGCAGATTCTAAGACAGTTAAGAAGTTTGGAAGATGCAACAAAACTAGCGGTAGAACAATCCTCTTCATAGGGAATCTACCTTTATAACTTCATAACCCAAAAGGGCGGAGAACACAATATGAGTATAGTAGTAGACGAAACACCTTCAACTGAAGGACAGATAACAGAAAATCAAGAAGTAGAGGCACAAGAAACTCAACAGGATTATGACATCCAAGAAGAAGAACAAGTTGAGGTAACAGAACCAGAAACTACAATTCCTGAGAAGTATGCTGGAAAATCACTTGAAGAAGTTATTGAGATGCACCAAAATGCTGAGAAAGTACTAGGTAAACAAGGTATGGAAGTTGGACATCAACGGAAATTAATTGAAAGTTTAATGGCAGCTCAACAACAAGTTCCAGAAACTACAGCACCGATAGAAGAACCAGTACCCTTCGAGGACCAGTTCTACGCTGACCCTGCAAACGCAGTTAACTCAGCTATAGAGAACCATCCCGATGTAGTTAAAGCTAAAGAAACTAGAGCTAAACAAAATCAAGCGTTGAACCAAGCACAGTTAGAAGCTACTCATCCTGATTTTATGGAAATAGTGGAGAGTAAGGACTTTCGTAACTGGATTGGAGAAAGCAAGATAAGACAAGAGTTATTCCGTACTGCTGATTCTTATGACTTTGAAGCTGCTAACGAGTTGTTTACAACATGGAAGCAGATTAACATGGCAAGTAAAACTGCTGAAGTTAAAAAGAAAGAAAAAGTTAAAAGAGAAAAAGCATTACAAAAGACTAGCTCTGAAACTCGCTCTTCAGGAGATTCTGTAGGTGGCAAAAAGGTTTACCGAAGGGCAGATTTAATCAACCTTCAGGTAACTGACCCATCTCGTTACGCATCTTTGGCTGATGAAATTCAGTCAGCATATGCGGATGGAAGGGTTAGGTAATTTTTACTTATAATAGGAGAAGAAAATGGCTCTAGGTTCAAACCAAGTCACGACTACTATCGCCAATAACTTCATTCCTGAACTGTGGTCAGATGAAGTTATAGGTGCGTACAAGTCAAACTTAGTGGTTGCCAACTTAGTAACTAAGCTATCTCACAAAGGCAAAAAAGGAGACACGATACATATTCCTGTGCCAGCGAGAGGAAGTGCAAGTGCTAAAGCAGCAAACACTCAAGTAACATTATCAGCAGCTACAAATAGTGTTGTTAATGTGTCAATCGATAAGCACTACGAATACTCAAAATTAATTGAGGATATCGCAGAAGTGCAATCTCTAGCTTCAATGAGGAAGTTCTACACGGATGATGCTGGCTATGCTTTAGCTACTCAAGTGGATGATGACCTCTTTGCTCTAGGCGAGGGTCTACAAGGTGGTACTGTAGGTGGTTCAAATGCAGCAAGTTGGGAAAAAGCTGTTATCGGTTCAACTGGTGCTACAGACTACACAGGTAACTCATCAAACGCTGCTGACATTACGGATGCAGGAATTAGAAAAATGATTCTAATTCTTGATAATGCTGATGTACCTATGGACAATCGTTCAATCATATTGCCACCAATCGCAGCTAATGATATGCTCGGAATCAACAGATTCACAGAGCAACAGTTCATTGGTTCTGGTGATGCAATTAAGACTGGTAAGATTGGTCAAATCTATGGTGTTGATGTGTACATTTCATCTAACTGCCCTTCAGCTTCAGGTAACTCTGGTGCTGATAGAGTTGGTATGATGATTCACAGGGATGCTCTAGTTCTAGCAGAGCAGGTTGGAGTACGCTCACAAACACA